TTACTATCAACTAGCACACCAGGATGCTGTTATAGATGGTGTGCTAGTTGATTGTAAGTCAGCATCGGGCAGAGGGTTCGATAAGTTTAAGAACAATTGCGTATCTACAGACGATCCTTTTGGATACATCGCTCAGATATCTTCTTATGCTGAAGCTAATGGTTTATCAGAAGCTGCTTTCCTTGCTATCAACAAACAGTCTGGAGAAATTTGTTTATCAAAAGTTCATGAAATGGAAATGATTAATGCTTCAGAACGTGTACAGTACATTAAAGAAGTGGTTAGTAAAAAAACTCCACCAAGTAAATGCTATGATGATATACCTGACGGTAAGTCTGGTAACTTTAAGCTGGCTATTGGTTGCGTCTATTGCTCTTATAAGTTTGACTGTTGGTCTGATGCTAATAACGGTAAAGGATTACGTGTGTTTGATTATGCGACGTATCCTAGATTTCTTACGAAGGTTAATAAGACTCCGAATGTAGAAGAGATTATTAATTAGAGATGCATTGGAAATACTTTAAAAAAATAGACATAGAAAATAAGTTTGGATTTGTATACTTCATTACTAATAAAAAAACAGGTAAGGCTTACATAGGATGTAAACAATACTGGAGTTACAAGAAAGGAAAAAAACTTAAACAATCTAATTGGAAAGTTTATATGGGGTCGTCCAAACATTTGACAGAAGATATTAAAAAAGTAGGAAAAAGAAATTTTAAATTTGAGATCGTAGGAGAATATAAAAATAAAAGAAGTTTAAAATATTACGAATGCTATTATCAAATGAAACATAATGTACTGTCTTCTGTGTTAGAAGGTACAGATGAACCCGCCTTCTATAACAACTACGTAGGAGGTAAATTTTTTAGACCTGTGGAGAGTTATGAAGAAACATTATAGAAAATTACTAGATGATTTTATAGATAATAAATCTATGAGGTCACCTGTTACTTATAACAAAAGCCATTCCTTATTCATGGGTGTCATACTAAGAGCCTTATTAGATGCTACTAAACCTGAGTTACTAAGGGAAAACAGTAGAATAAAAGTAGATAGGCAAGCAGCTAAAGCTTGGTTCTTTGCTTCATCAGGAGTAACATGTGATAATTTTGAAATGATATGTGATGAAGCAGGGGTTACACCTAATGTAATGCGTACTATTACTAAAGAAATTTTAAACTACGAAGACGTTAAAGAAGTAAGAAAAAAAATTAATTCATTCTTTGGAACTGAGTAATAAGGAATATATAGATGTCACCAGCAGCAAGCAGTTATCAAGTAGGCGGTACTCATTATAAAGATTGTAAGATACAACCTGTAGAATATATACATGCAAATGATCTTGGATTTCTAGAAGGAAATATAGTAAAATATATTACCCGTCATCGTGCTAAAGGTGAAGGAGCTATGGATATTTATAAGGTAAAGCATTATGCTGATCTTATTCTACAGTATCATTATGATTTAACAGAGGAAGATGGTATCCTCCTATCACAGGAGTCAACGAATGATTAATAATCAAGTAACACTACCTACAAACTATCAATCTTTCATACACATGTCACGGTACTCTAGATGGCTAGAAGAAGAAGGTAGGCGAGAGACATGGGAAGAAACCATTGACAGGTATCTTTCCTTTATGGTGAACCACCTGAAGGAGAACTATTCTTACTCTCTCTTTGGTACAGAGTTAGCTGACATTCGGAGAGGGATGCTAAACCTAGAGGTACTAGGTTCTATGAGAGCATTGATGACTGCTGGTCCTGCATTGGAGCGTGAACATGTATCAGGTTACAACTGCTCTTACTTGCCTGTAGATTCTCCTCGTTCTTTTGATGAGTGCCTATATATTCTTATGAATGGTACAGGTGTAGGCTTCTCTGTTGAGCGTCAGTATATCAACAGTCTTCCTACTGTACCTGATCAATACTTTGAGAACAGTGATGATGTTATTTCTGTTGTTGACTCTAAAGAGGGTTGGGCTAGAGGACTACGTGATCTTATTTCTCTCCTGTATACTAACCGTGTACCCAAGATAGACACCAGTAAGCTGCGTCCTGCTGGTGCAAGGCTCAAGGTCTTTGGTGGTAGAGCATCTGGTCCTGCTCCACTGGAAGAACTGTTTGACTTCACCATCCAGACGTTTAGGAAAGCCAAGGGTCGTAAGCTTACCTCTATTGAGTGCCACGATATCATGTGCAAGGTGGGTCAAGTAGTTGTAGTAGGCGGTGTCCGTAGGTCTGCTCTGATCTCACTCTCTAACCTCACTGATGAGCGTATGCGTATGGCTAAGTCAGGCGACTGGTGGGTGGACAATCAACAGCGCGCCCTCTCCAATAACTCTGTCTGCTACACAGAACGCCCTGACATGGGTATCTTTATGAAGGAGTGGCTCTCCCTCTACGAGAGCAAGAGCGGTGAGCGAGGCATCTTTAACCGTGCCTCTGCACAGGTGAAGGCAGCTGCCAACGGTAGGCGTGACGGGAACATAGACTTTGGTACCAACCCTTGCTGTGAAATTATCCTGAGACCTTACCAGTTCTGTAACCTGTCAGAGGTTATCTGTAGGGCAGACGATACCATTGAGACCCTGAAGAATAAGATCAAGCTGGCCACCATGCTGGGTACGTTCCAGTCTACACTGACAGACTTTGGGTACCTGCGTAAGCGTTGGAAGGATACCACAGAGGAGGAGAGACTACTGGGTGTATCTCTGACAGGGATCATGGACTGTCCCGCTGTGTACGATGCTTCTCCCGAGGCTCTTCAACAACTGAGAGACGTAGCTGTTAAGACTAACAAGAAGATGGCAGAGAAGCTGGGCATCAACCAGAGCACCGCTGTCACCTGTGTCAAGCCTTCTGGCACTGTGTCTCAGCTTGTTGACGCTGCCTCTGGTATACACGCAAGACACAACCCTCACTATGTCAGAACAGTCAGAGGAGATAACAAGGACCCCCTGACCATGTTCCTAAAGGACAAGGGCATACCGTCAGAGCCTGACTTCACAGCACCTGACAATGTAACTGTGTTCTCTTTTCCTATGAAGAGCCCAGAGGGTGCCATCTGTAGGTATGACATGAGCGCACTGGCACAGCTGGAACTATGGCTCAAGATCGCAGACAACTACTGTGAGCACAAGCCCTCTGTCACTATCTCTGTCAAGGAGAATGAATGGCTAGAGGTAGGGGCATGGTGCTGGGAACACTTTGATTCTCTCTCTGGTATATCTTTCCTTCCGTTCTCTGATCATTCTTATAAGCAAGCCCCTTACCAAGACATAGACAGGGAAGCTTTTAAAGACTTGACAGAGAAGATGCCACCTGCTATAGACTGGTATGAACTACAAGAATATGAAAAAGGAGACACCACTACTGGATCACAAGAACTTGCCTGTGCTGGTGGAGTATGTGAGATAGTAGACATTGGAGTATAGGGTATATGACATACACAATTAAGATGAGTGAGGAAATGGCAGAGAAAGTTACCGCTGCTGTTCTGAAACAGATCAGAAAAGATACTACTTCAGGTAGAGTGATGGAAGCCTGTGCTATTATTCTTACTCACCTTGATCCTATACTTATGAAAGAGTTCAAGGACTCAGGATTTACAGATGACTTCGGAGTACATATGGAATGAACATGAATGAATATCAACGTAAGGCTCACCTCACCGCTGTATATCCTAAAGAGAAAGCCTTTGAGTATCTTGCAACTGGTTTAGCCTCAGAGGCAGGTGAAGTAGCCAGCATTGTATCCAAGTGGATCAGAGGAGACAGGGGTACTGTACCTAACATGAAGATGCAGAAAGAACTAGGAGATGTTCTCTGGTTTGTATCTGAGTTAGCTGGCATGATAGGTACTAATCTGTCCATGGTGGCAGAGGTCAATCTAAAGAAATTAGAAGACAGACAGAAACGCCACGTATTAAGGGGTGATGGAGATGAACGATAATGGAAGTAACACTGCTAGATCACATGGGTTCAGACCTCTCAGTGGTAAACGCTGCTAGAGTTTCTTTCTCTAAGGAATCTGACTGGGAAAGTATCACACCTGCTGGACCTATTTATAACCTACTAAAAGGATCAGATGAAAAGTTAATCAGTTACCTTGCCAAGCACAAGCACTGGACACCATTTGGACACTGCTCTGTCTCCTTCAGAATAAAGGCACCCGTCTTTGTTGCCAGACAACTAGCCAAGCATCAGATAGGACTAGTATGGAATGAGGTGAGTAGAAGATATGTGGACTATGAACCAGAGTTCTACTACCCTAAGTACTGGAGAGGTAAGCCCACTGATAAGAAGCAGGGAAGTTCTGAAGAGGAGATTGATATTAATCCTTCCACAGGAAATGGCCCTGCCATGGTAGATGAGTATCACCATGCTATGAAAAAATGTTTATGGACTTATAAAGATTTACTAAGAAAAGGAGTTGCACCTGAAATGGCACGCATGGTGCTACCCCAGAGCATGTTCACTGAGTGGTATTGGACAGGTAGTCTTATTGCTTTCAGCAGAGTATGTTTTCTTAGGTTAAAAGAAGACGTGCAAGAAGAGACCAGAGGTATTGCACAGATGATAGACGTAGAATGTGAGAAACTATTTCCTGTATCCTGGAAACAATTAATTAAACTCTCGTAGCTCAACTGGACAGAGCAACAGACTTCTAATCTGTAGGTTGCAGGTTCGAGTCCTGCCGAGAGTGCCAAAAATAAACTTGACACAGTTTAGTTAACCTGTTATAATTCCTCCATATAAAGAATGCTAATTGGTTCTTTATTTTCTTGCTAATAAAGGAGAGTACAATGCAAAGTAATACTTTTAATTTTCCATCTCATGTATGGAATGATTTCTTTCAGCAGTCAATAGGATTTGAAAGACTGCTCAACAAGATACAAACTAGTCATACTTATCGAAAAGATAATAGTTCTTATCCACCTTTTAATATTACAAAAACAGATAGCTCGTCTTATGAAATTTCTGTAGCTGTTGCAGGATTTAAAGCAGATGAAATAAAAATAACACAGCAAGATAATCTCTTGACTATTGTAGGAGAAGGTAAAAAAACTGATGATAAAGAATATCTTGTAAAAGGTATAGCTTCTCGCTACTTTCAAAAAGGATTCTCTTTAAATGAGTATGCTGTTATAGATAAGGTAATCTTAAAAAATGGTATCCTATCCGTCAGTATTGAAATAAAAGTTCCTGAAGAACAGAAACCAAAAACATTTAATATTGAGGTATCTTAATGCACAAAACATATAACATTTATATAGGATATGATTCTAAAGAAGAGCTTGCTTATCAGATTCTCAAATGGAATCTAGAACGTATTGCTAAGTATACTTTAAATATAATTCCATTAAAGAAAGATATCTTAGAAAAGATTGGAGTATACTCTAGGCAGCATACAGAAATTAAAGGACAGAAGATAGATAAGGTTGATGGTAAACCTTTCTCCTCTGACTTTTCTTTTAGCCGTTTCTTAGTACCTGCTTTAAGCATGTATCAAGGATGGTCTTTGTATATGGATTGTGACATGTATCCGAGAAGTGATATATGTGAATTGTTTGATGAATACAATGATCCTTTCCATCCATTGTACTGTGTTAAACATGACTATACTCCTGATGATTCTACTAAAATGGACAATCAAAAACAAGAACAATACTATAGAAAAAACTGGTCAAGTTTAATGTTGTTTAATTGTGAGCATCCTCAAAATCAAATGCTTACTCCTTATGTAGTTAATACACAGACAGGAAATTATCTACATAAGTTTGGATGGTTGCCTGATAAGCCAGCAGATATTGGTTCTATTGAAGAAGAATGGAACTGGCTTGATGGACATTCTCCAGAAGAACTAGAGCCTAAGAACGTACACTTTACGACAGGTGGTCCTTGGTTTGCTAACTGGAAATGTAAACGTGAGATGGATGGTAAGTATGCAGCAGAGTGGAATAATGATGCTGTATATTTAGAAACAATAGGGTTTCTTGATAAAGACCTGATTAAATATTTTTTATAGGGAATAATAATAAACATGACTAACGTAAACTTTGTAACTTCCTTTAATGAAAGCTTGTTTGTAGATACTTCTTATAAGTTTTTGGAATCTGTTCTTGATAAATGGGAACCTTCAGTAAATCTTAATTGCTATACTCATGATGTAGATTTAAATAACTATGCAGTTCCTGATGTATCTAATATTAAATTTAAATCTCTACATGATGTTGAAGACTATTCTAATTTTCAAAAAACTTTTAAGAAACATAACGGTACTGAAGGACAAACAGTAGATTATAATTGGAAGCTTGATGCTTTACGTTGGTCACATAAAGTTTTTGCACTAACTGAATCTGCATTTAATCTAGTAGCTGATGGGGATAATCCTGGTTGGTTGATCTGGATTGATGCAGATTCTTATACCCTTAAAAGAATGACACATAAGGATATTCTTTCTCTTCTTCCCGAAGGAGCAGATGTAGTCTGTATAGAAAGAGAAGATAAAGAATATATTGAAGGAGCCTTTATAGCTTTTAATCTTAATAGTAAATCTGCTGTCGATCTCTTGGGAGATTTACGTGGAGCTTATATTGCAGGAGAAGTATTTAACTATCGAGAGTGGCACGACTCTTTTGTTTTTACCAGACTACTTACTCTTTATAAAGCACATGGTCTTAAAGTTTTAAACTTAGGACTGAATGCTGATACTAGTAATCTTACAGCGTTTGAACAATCTCCTTTGGCTTCTATGTTCTTACATTTTAAAGGAGCAAGTGCTGCATCTTTAAAAAATATTCGAGATGAGAAGGGAGAAAGATTTGTATCTTTACCTGAAGAGACCACACATGATATACTTCCTAGCCGTTATACTCTACTATCAGATATTATTAATCATTACAAACCAACAGGTACAGTAGTAGAAACAGGAACTTGGAATGGTGGTAGAGCTATTCAAATGGCAATGACCATGTTCGAATATACAGATAAAGTACACTACGTTGGTTATGATTTGTTTGAAGAGGCTACCCCACACACAGACGAAGAAGAGTTTAATGTTAAAGCTCATAATAAAATGCAAGCTGTTGAGAAAAGGTTTACAGACTTTGCTAATATCATGCTCAAACGTAAGTCTAAGTATTTTACTTTTGAACTTATCAAAGGTAACACCAGAGACACCATGAAGAAACAAGATGCTGACTTGGTATTGATGGGTGGAGGTAATAGTTTTACTACAGTAAACAATGAGTATGAAAAACTTAATCATAATAAATTAATTATATTTGATAATTTTTATATGACAGACAGTGCTGAGAAAAATGTAATAGAAAAGTATCAAGGTGTAAATAAAGTATTTGATTCTATTAAAGAAGTTAAAACTAAAAAGGGAAAAGAAGATGAAGAAGGATGGACTAACTTTGATGAAGATGATACTGGAGTAAGGAAACTTATTCTTCCTTCGTCAGATGATGTAAGAGGTGGTGGGGTTTCACACATATGCCTAATCCTTAATGATCCTGATCTGCCAGAAGTACCTAAGAAATTTAAACAAGTTCCCATCATTGTTAATCCCAGAGACTGTGTGTCTAAAGAATACATTAGAGATAATATTAAATCTAATTTGAAAGTTATCGAACATAATAGATTTATGAATCGAATTAGTCCACATAATAAAACAGCATTGATTGTATCAGGTGGTCCTTATCTTGATATTAAAGAATTAAAAGATACCATCAAGAAAAATCCAGGATGTAAAGTAGTATGTGTTAAGCATAGTTATAATAAACTTCTTACTAATGGTATTAAACCTTGGGCTTGTGTCTTGCTAGACCCTCGTCCCATTACTGGTAAAAGTACACATGGTATTACTCGTAAAGAATTGTTTAAAAAAGTTGATCCTTCTACAAAATTCTTTGTAGCTTCTATGACTGATCCTTCAGTTACCAAACATTTAATATCTAAGAAAGCTGATGTCTATGGATGGCACGCCTTTACTGAATCTCTTAGAGAAGAAGATGAACGCGGTGTACAGATTGTAAACAATCAAGTACATCTAGTCGATGAGCTAGGTATTCCACAAGGCTCTACTCTAATCACTGGAGGAACCTGTGCAGCAATGAGGTCTATTGGTATTATGAATACAATGGGATTCAGAGAGATGCATCTGTTTGGGTTTGACTGTTCAATGGAAAAACCTACTGATAAACAAATGAAAGAAACTACAGGTGCTGAAGATGAAGACCCTAAACCAAAGTACATGAAGGTTACTGTTAATGATAAAGATTTTTGGACTACAGGAGAACTACTAGCAATGGCACAAGACTG